GTTTCGGGCGCAACCAAAGGTACAAAAAGGCAAGAACACTATGATGAAATTGCAGAATCAACAGGCAAAATTATTGTTGCCACTTACGGGGTGGCGGCGGTTGGTATTAATATACCACGAATCTTTAACTTGGTGCTGATTGAGCCCGGAAAAAGTTTTGTAAGGGTTATCCAATCAATTGGTAGGGGCATTAGAAAAGCAGAAGATAAAGACCATGTTCAAATTTGGGACATAACCAGTACCTGCAAATTTGCAAAGCGGCACATGACCAAACGAAAACAGTTTTACAAAGAAGCCAACTACCCATTCTCTGCTGAAAAATTAGAATGGATGACCATCAAGTAACTGTTGACTTTCTGCAATAATACTGTATAATACTTACTATGAGAATACTAACACTAGATAATGCCTGCTACGATTTAGACACATTGCCTGACGAAGTCGATGACATGCGTTTTGCAATACTAGATAACAGCGATCCATCAAACCCAGATTATCATTATATTCCTTTGATCTTTTTGGAAAGTTTTAATAGTCCAGCACTGGTATTACGTATTGGTGAAAATCAAATTCGTATGCCAGTTGATTGGCAAATTTTAATTGGAGAACCCGACATAGGAGACCTCGAGGTACTGCCTCTGACGTCTATTAATGATCGTGGCTTCAAAGCCTTCCAGTTTAACCCACTGACCAGTTTTAGACCTAGTTTTCCTGATATTGAAATCATTGATGTTTACCACGAAGTTGCTTGGTATGCGCCTAAACTCAAGAATGGGCAAATGCTAGCAGTTCCAATTCAGGATGGAGAAAATCCTGAGTGCATATATTTTGTAAAGGATGTTAGTCGCAACTGTGAAATTGTTGACTACAACAAAGCTTGGTAAATGAAACTGTTGATATTACAATTATTAACAAGTTTAACTGCAACCGGAATGATTACATTCACAGTTACTCACATGCACCAAGACTACTTTCACTTAGAAGCAATACTATGGGCAATACATTGGATAACAGCTTGGCCAATTGCTTTTGTAACCATTCGGTGGATTTCTCCAGTGTACCAAAAATTTATTAATAGGTTTTATTAAATGGAACAATACAAAGACGAATCAGACAGACCACGAGTGCCGGTTATTCTAAAAAAAGAAATCAACCCCATTGACACTCGGATCGCAGAACTAGAAGAAAAACTCAAACAACAGGCCAGCGAAATTGAACGTATTCATCGAGAGCATGGCCGTATGAAAAACCATATTAATATATTGTCAAAGGCAATTGGTAATGTCAGATAAACTAAACATCAATAATGAAATGCGCCAGCTTGATACCAAGAATCGTAATTTCTATGATAGTTTAACTCCGGAAGAATTAAAAAAGTTCAGCAACTATCTTATGATACGTTGGGGTAGTAGTGTTGAGGATAGCAGTGAGATACAAGCATACTATGTGCGTAGTTGTAATCATTACTTAAACAAACATTTTTTTGCTATAAACAAACATCCCAAACTTCAGTGGTTGTGTGCCACTGCTATTAGTCCTGACCTAGGAACACCACGACATCCTTGGATTGCTCCAAAGAAAAAAGAAGCAGGTGCTGGAAGTATTAAGAAGCAGTTGGCAGAATTATATCCAACCAAAAAAATGGACGAGATAGAATTGCTTAGTAAGTTAATTACTAAAAAAGAACTAGATGAATACGTTAAAGATCACGGTCAGGAAAAATGACATACCAATGCCAGTATTGTAAAAAAGACTTTTCTAGAGAAAGTAGTTTGGCAGTACACGTCTGTGAACAAAAGAAACGTAGACAAGATCAGAATGAACGTGGAGTCCAACTGGGATTTCAAGCATATTTAAAATTCTACGAAGTCACACAAGGGTCAGCTAAATTAAAAACATTTGATGACTTTGCTGATAGTTCGTATTATCGAGCATTTGCTAAGTTTGGCAGATACTGTGTAGATATTCGAGCAATCAATCCTGCAAGGTTCACCGAATGGGTGGTTAAACAAAATAAAAAACTTGATTATTGGTGCAAGGATACTATCTACACAGAATACCTGTTATGGTATCTTAAAATTGAGTCTGTTAATGATGCATTGGCCAGGTCTATTGAACATAGTATTGACTGGGAAGAGAAGAATGGTCATGCATCAAAAGATTATCTAAGATACGGTAACACTAATATAATTTGTCATGCAATTACTACTGGCAAGATCAGTCCCTGGGTAATTTACAACTGTGACAGTGGCCGGGAGTTCTTAAACGGACTTGATGAAAAACAAATTGCAATGATATGGTCATACATTGACGCAGATGTATGGCAACAAAAATTTAAAGATTATATGGCAGATCAAGAATACGCCAAGGACATTTTATCAAAGGCAGGATGGTAATGAGCGCAGATATCGACATTGACTTTGCTGACAGAGAAACAGTATTAAAATTAGTAAAGCACATTCCTGCACGACAATCAGTTAATGAACAAGTGCGTCGACACAACAGTGGTGTTTACGTTACTGATATTCCATTCGATCCAGTGAATCAGTGTGCTGCCATAGACTATGAAGAAGCCGAACAACGTGGTTACTTTAAGATAGACTTTTTAAACATGAGTGTTTATCAGTTGGTTAAAAGTCCTGAACATTATGATCAAATGATCAAAACTGCACCTCCATGGACAAGACTATGGACAGATAACGCATGGGCTTCTCGGTTGGTACACGTCGGAAACTATACAGAATTGTTAAAGTCGATGCAACCAGATTCAATAGCTAGGATGGCTGCGTTTATCAGTATTATTAGGCCAGGAAAAGCACACTTACAAAATAAAGATTGGAACACAGTCTTTGCTGGTGTGTGGGACGGAGATGATAGTCGCGGGTACACGTTTAAAAAATCACATGCAATTAGCTATGCTGTGTTAGTTGCCCTACACATGAATTTGCTACACGAAGCAGATCAACTTGAAAAATTAATCAATCTTTCTGACTAGTGTAATTGATTTACGTTTACTTTTTCTGCGAGTGATATCACTTAAACTGCAAACAGGTCCGTGTAATATTTCAAGGTCTTTGTTGGCAAAAGTTCTTAAATATGGCTTAAATGGAGTCCACTCTGCTTTTAAGTATATGTTAATAGGTATACTGTGGTTACTTTCCCACCACCAATCATTGGCCAACTCAATAAACAGCTTTTTTAGTTCAGGGTCAGTAACATCACCAAAGTCGTAGATTGTTGTAATCGCGTCATCTCGATTTTGTATAATTCCCACGTATTCCGTCCCTGCATACAAGCACAGAGTTATAAACGGATACTTTTCAGTCAATTTTGTAAAGATATTATCACCCATAAATATTAGTTGGAGATCCAAATGTATTCAACCACTGCCTATTTATATCAGCAAATCCAACAGGTAATTCTGATTGACACGTCAGGCATTGGCTCAACTTTTGATAGAAGGTGGCAACCAGTGTACGCAAAAGACTTAAAATTAAATTTAGGAGTGGATAATGTTATTTTATTCCAGTTCCTAAACCAGGACCAAAAACCTGTAAACATCACAGGCGCAACGTTTACGTTCCGTATGATTAGTCAAAACGGAGAAAATTTGTTATATGCCAAAGAGCTTGTGACACTTAATGCACCAACAGGCAGAGCTAAAGTAACTGTCACTGCCGAAGAGACAACATATTTCCAAGCACAACCCGCTAGTTGGAGTTTAGAAATTACGTCAGGTGTTTTAAATCAAGCAGTATTCACAGACGACTATGCCGGCGCCCGTGGTAATATTGATATTGTAGACAGCGTATTTCCAGCTTTTGTTGCCAGCCAAGAATTAACTATCCCAAGCCAAGCCCCTGACAGTTCTATCCATTACACCAGTACAATTACCACAAATGGTACACGTATTACTACATTTCAAATTGATCCAGTGGACTTTACTGGCACACTTCAAGTACAAGGGTCATCAGATGCCACAGCTAATACTGTTGAGTGGTATGACGTGGACTTTGAAGATTTAAAAACAGGTAATACTGTTTCAGAAATAAACTTCATTCATGCAATTGAAAGATTGGGTATCAATGTTGAAGGATATCATCCTTATCTAAGATTATCATTTGGCATGTCCGACGGGAACATTGATTTAATACAGTACCGATGAAATTTAAAAAAATTGTTGGATTTGGGGACAGTTGGGTCTGGGGCGACGAGTTAATTGATCCAGAGTTGTTAAAACACAATTCTGATGCGCATCCAAGTCTAGTAGAGAATACGTCTTATCGTGAACGAAAATGCTTCCTGGGATTACTTGGTAGACATTATCAATTGCCCACAAAAAACTTTGGCATACCCGGCGGCAGTTTACAAAGCACCATGTGGACTTTTTTGTGGTGGTTACGCAACGAACCCAGTCCCGAAGAATGTATTGTTCTAGTAGGATTAACCGAAGGTAGTCGAATGAGTTTTTATAACCCTAGTCATGAAACTTACCCTAATGCTCCTACGTGGGATAGATTTGTTCACAGTTCGTGGGTACATGCTGGAGTCCAAGACGGTGCTGTGACTCGCGAATGGACCGATATGATTAAACGATACATGGTACTGAGTGAAAGTGATCCATTGTCAATGCTAAACTACGAACAAGCGTTGTACTTTTTTGATGGTGTGGCAGCCAGAAGAAATCTACCAATGTTGATCTGGGACATAAGCCCGCCACAAGAAGAAATTACAGTTCCTTCTAAGATATTGCCAGGATTTAATTTTGTACATTGGCTACGACGACATCCAAACGAAATGGAATTAACGTTTCCGGGCGGCCACCCTAATGAAAACGGACACATAATACTGCGAGATATGTTGCAACAAGAGATAGATTGTGTTATAATGTCTAAGTGATAGACATAATCAATTACCTGCCTGCTAAAAGAAAAACTAGTCCACAGGGCTGGACTAGTTTTAATGCTGTGTGTTGCACCCATAATGGTAACTCACAAGACAAACGTGGCCGAGGCGGCATCAAAGTCACCGACCAAGGTTGGAGTTACCACTGCTTCAATTGCGGCTACACAGCTAGCTTTGTACTAGGGCGTACTTTAAGTTTTAAAGCCAAACGATTGCTAGGTTGGATGGGTGTGCCGGACAACGAGATTGAAATGCTCAATCTTGAAAGTCTAAGACATCGCAACATACACGGAATTTTAGAAGATAGACAACGAGTATCCAACA